CCACCGCAGACACCTTCGGCAAGGACTACAAGGAGGTGTTATCGACCGTTGATGCGCTGATGGCTCAGTACGGCATATCAGCCGAGGAGGCCATCAAGGTCGTTAATGATGGCTTTGTGGCTGGTGCTGACCTTTCGGGCGATATGCTGTCCAAATTGCAGCAGTATGCGCCAACGTTCCATGATGCAGGGGTATCGGCAAGTGAGATGACCGCCATTCTTGCGCACACGAGGTCGGGCATCTTCTCAGACAAGGGAATGGACATCATCACGATGGCCTCCAAGCGCATCCGTGAGATGTCAAAGGCTACGGCAGCATCATTGGATGCAATCGGCATCTCATCGCAAAAGGTATCACAAGACCTTGCCAACGGCACGAAATCGACCTTCGATGTTATTCAAAAGATAGCCACCCGAATGAAATCGTTTGGGGCAGACTCTCAAGAGGTTGGCGCAGTTCTGAAGGATGTCTTTGGCCGACAAGGTGCTGATGCTGGTATTCAGCTGATTGAGCAGCTTGACACGATGACCACCAAGATTGAGGATGTCAAGGCGGTGACGGGCGAATACGGCCAGATGCAAGAGGAGCAGCTCAAGGCAAACGAGGAACTGAACAATGCCATGTCATCCCTCTTCGACATGAGCGGAAAGGGATGGGAGGTGATGACCATGCAAATCAAGGTCATCGCCACCAAATGGCTTGCGGCTGCAATCCGTGGTATCGTGGTGTTCATTAACCGATGCATAGATTTGTATAATAATTCCCTGCTCATCCGCAGCATGATTCAAGCCTTGGTCTTCGGATTCAAAAACCTTTGGTCGGTGGTGTCGGGTGCATTCAATCTCATCATCACGGGCGCAAAAAGCGTGGGTCGCAGCCTTGAAGGTATCGCCTACATCCTTGAAGGCATCCTCACGCTATCACTCGACAAGGCAAAAGAGGGTTTTCGACTGTTGGTGTCCAATGTCGGCAAGACAATCACGGAGGGTCGAGGGGACATCCGCAAAGCTGGTGCATCAATGGCACAAAACTTGGTCGATGGATGGAATAACACCATCAACAACACACCCATTGCCCATCTATCCGCTGATGGCGGTGTGGCAAGCGGAACGGGAGGCGGCAAGTCTTCGGGTGCTGCCACCTCATCATCGGGCGGCAAGAGTGGCAAGAGTGGCGGCAAGTCATCGGGTGCTGATGCAGCAGCGAAAGCGGCGGCAGAGCGGGCGAAGGTGGAACGTGAAGAGATTGCCAAGGCTGAGGCATTACTCGCGAAGTTAATCACCGACAACACCGAGCGCAGAAGAGCAGAAATCAACGCATCCTACGACAAGCAAATTGCCGATGTAAAGGCCAAATTGGCCGACAAGGCGAAGTTGACCGAGGCGGCGGAAAAGGCATTGAATTCGCAGTTAGAAAGCCTTGAGAGCCTTCGTGAACGTGACCTTGCCAAACTCTCAGAGGATGCCATCAAGGCCGATGTAGAGCGAGCAAACAAGCGCATCGCCCTGCTATTGGCCGCAGCGAAGAAGGGCAGCGAGGAAGAGATGGAACTGAAGATGCAGCAACTCGACAATCAGCAGCGCATCGAAGAGGCATCACTCGTCGCATCGGTCACCAATGCCACCGAACGTGAAGAGATGCTGCTTGCCCTGCGCAAATCCTATGCCGAAAAACGGCTGCAAGTGGAACGTGACCACACCAAGGCTGTGCAAGCAGAGCAAGACAAGCTAATCGGCAACGAATGGCAAGAGAAACTGAATGCCGCCTTCGGGAATGAACTCGCCATCGCACAAATCAATGCACAACGCAGCCTTGAGGCATTGCAAGCAGCACAGCAGATGGAGGGGGAAACGATTGCCGATTTCAATGCCCGAAAACTGCAACTTGAAGCGCAATATCAGCAAGACAAGCAAGCCTTGAACGAGAAGGAAATCGAGGTTGAAAAAGCGAAATACGATGCGATGGCCTCAATGGTCGGTGGATTACAACAAGTAACCGAGGCATTTGGCGAGTCCTCCAAGGGAATGGCGAAGATGTCAAAGGTGCTTGCCCTTGCCGAGATTGCAATCAATTCGGGTGCTGCCATTGCGGCTGGTGTCAAGCAAGCGCAGAGTGTTCCCTACCCTGCCAACCTTGCCGCCATCGCTACCACCGTGGCCACCATCCTTGCAAACGTGGCATCAGCCATCAAGACGGTTAAGGGTGCAAAGTTCGCTACGGGCGGTTATGTGCGTGGCGCAGGGTCGGCAACAAGTGATTCCATCCATGCACGTTTGAGCAACGGCGAATCAGTCATCGCAGCCGCCCCAACCGCCATGTTTGCGCCCATCCTTTCGGCACTCAATCAATTGGGCGGTGGCGCACCTATCATCGTACAATCGCCACAGCAGCAGATTGGCGAAGATTTCCTTGCAGCAGCAGTGGCGAAGGGAATGGCCATCGCACCAAGGCCGATTGTGTCGGTTGAGGAAATCAACGATGTTGGCCGCAGGGTAGATGTAATCGAAAACCTTGGAACACTATGACGAAGTATGAATTACTCAAGGCTTGTCGCTCCGTCTGCGATGCGTTGACCAGGAATGGCATCAATGCCACCGATACGAAGTACATCGACATGATGGAAGACTACATTCGCATGACGGGCGAGGGGCAGAAGGTCACATGGGTAGTGTACTACCTATCGCAGCAATACGAAGTAGGCGAGGCCACCGTCTATCGGATGGCAAAACGACTGTCCGAGAACTGCGAGATATAGTTATTTTGTGCCGATTTTCGCTCTGAGCGCATTTCGCCCTTGATGTGGGTAAGTTATCCACCGAGGCAGCGAAATGCGCTCAAATCGCATAAAAACGGCTTTTCGCCCTGCACTATCATTTTGCGATAGTTGATTCACGTTTGCCCGAAAAGCATTTTTAACCGATTAAGCCTAAATTTGCGATGTTATTAAAAATCGCAAACAATGGCACAACTCAAGATTTACACCGACATCCAAAGTGAATCGGACAAGACATTTGCCCGATTGTGTGGTGATGTCGAAGGTGTCTCTTTTGCTGATATAGATGCCTTCTGCAATTCCATCCCTGCCGATGACAATCAAATCGAAGTAAGATTGCATTGCGATGGTGGCTCAGTTACCGAGGGGTGGGCAATGTATGACCGCCTACGGGCAACGGGCAAGGAAATAACCTGCATTGTGGAAGGGAATGCCGCCAGCATGGCCACCGTGATATTGATGGCCGCACCGAAGGAGAGGCGCAAAGCCTATGAGAATGCACATATACTTGTGCATAATCCTTGGGCGGTTGTGATGACCGCTGCCGATGCTGACGATATGCAGAAGATGGCGAACGACCTAAAGGCCGAGCAAGAACGACTTGTCAACTTGTATGTTGAGCGGTGTGGTGTTGACCGTGACACCATCCAATCGCTCATGGACGAAGACAAGTTCATCACGGCTGAAGAGGCAAAGGAACTGGGCATCATAGGCGAGATAATACCGCCCATCAGCGCAAAGGTGAGAACTACCACCAATCCAATTAATATGAACGAAGTAAATGTAAAAGCGAGCCTTCTCGATAGAATGCTGGCCAAATTGGGATTCAAGACCATTGACGAGGCAGCATCCTTGGAAATCAAGGCTCTTGAACTAAGCACCGCAGATGGTCAGACATTGACCATTGAGCGAGAGGAAGGCCAGCCGCAGGTCGGGGATGCCGCAAATCCCGATGGCGAATGGCTGATGCCCGATGGAACTACCATCGTAGTCGAAAATGGGGTTATCACCGACATTAAGCCGAAAGAAGATGCTCCCGAAGGCAATGCCGATGATGACAAGAAAGGAGAAGAACCTACCACCGAGGAAGATGACAAAGACGAAGAAATGGAGCATCTTCGTGAGCGCATCGCAGAACTTGAAAAAGAGAACGAGGAACTGCGCCAGCAGTTGGAATCGGCCAATGCAAACGCAAGAACCACCGATGACCTCCGCATCCTCAATGCCGTGAAAATGGCAGGTGGTGAAGAGGCATTGAAGAAGTTCTCTTCGACCTACACCCCCGACACCAGAATGCCGCAGGGCAAGAAGGTGAGCGCAGCCGCAAACGGCTCTCTCATTACCGCAGATGACATCCGTCAGCGGTATCAGCAGAATGTAAAATCTAAAATCAAAAAATAGTCAGACATGGCAAAGTATTTTCAGAACATCCCCTTGCAGCCGGAGAATCTCCGTTCGCTGCGTGATGCACTCATTAAAGAAGTGCTTGAAGACGAGAATCTCCGTCAAGTTGTAACCATTAAAAAAGTCCGTTCTGGCGAGCCTCTTGCCGTTCTTGGCGAGATGGATGCTGTCGGTCATGCTGGTGCAGGGTGCAACCCCACCTTCGATGAAATCGGCATCGGCAATGCCGTGAAACGTTGGGCACTCAAGGCATGGGAAATCGCCCTCTCGATTTGCTATACCAACCTTGAAGACACCATCGCCGAGTATTGCCTCAAGAGCGGCACGGAAATAGGCGATTTGTCGGGCACTGATTTCATGGCCATCTACCTTGACCTTCTGGCTACGCAGATGCGCAGGATGGTATGGCGATTCGCTTGGTTTGGCGATACCGCTGCCCAGACAATTACCGATGGCGGTGTGATTACCAACGGAACTGATATCACTCTCATCACCGCAAACGATGGCCTCTTTAAAAAGCTGTTTGCCATCGGTGCTGCCAACGCATCGCAGGTGACCGCCATTGCAGCCAACACCAAGACCACCTATGCCGCTCAGAAGGCCGACATCCGCACAGCTGGCACAGCCACAACCCTCATTGACACCATCCTCATGGACGCAAACCCGATGATTAATGCCAATGGCGAGGCCGCTCTGATTATGAATAAGGGTCTTGCCGATGCACTCGCTCTCGACATCAAGAAAACCTACAAGGACATCATGCCGTGGGAGAAGATTTTCGATGGTGTATTCGTGTCATCTTATGGCGGTGTTAAGGTTATCTCCGTGGCCACATGGGATTACATGGTTAACACCTATGAGAACACGGGTACAAAGTGGAATAAGCCTTACCGTGTGGTCTTCGCCAACCCGCAGAATCTGCTCGTTGGATGCGATGCTGCTGACCCGATTTCCGACCTTGATATCTGGTTCAACAAGGACGAGCGCACCAACAAGATTTACGCAACGGGTAAACTCGACACGATGGTCGGCCTTGATGACCATGTGCATCTCGCTTACTGATTTATTCTTTTCATAGTCTGCGCATCCTTCGGGGTGCGTGGACATTTCCATACACAATATAAAATCGAACAAATATGGCAAATCTTTGCGATTCAATTATAGCGAATGACATCAATTTCGCTTGTGATGATTTGGTAGTTCGTGGCCTTGAGCCGGATGGACTCATCATCAATCGTGCTGATATCGATTTCGGTGCAACCGTATTCGACCCAACCAAGAAGAACGTTATCAAAACCCTGGTACTAAAAACTGGCAAGAAAGCCTATGATGTGGTGCAGATGGGCAGCACTCCCTTTACGGGTACTCAAACCACCTTGACCGTAGGCACATACCGCAACACGTTCCAAAATCAAGTCGTTTTGGCCGTGCTTGCCAACACTCCCGATGTTGCCGAGAAGGTTATTGATGGCCTTGCAAATGGTACTTTTGTGGTCATTCTGCGCAACGTTTCCAAGGGTGCTAATGGTGATGCCGAATACCAGATCTACGGCTATGCGCAGGGCCTGAAGGCATCCGAGATGACCAACGAGAAGTATTCCGAGGACACCGATGGCGGTTGGCTGGTGACCTTGCAGGAGAACAGCGCACCGAAATCCGCCCTCTTCTTCTTCAACACCGATTCAACGACCACCGCAGCCGCATACGAGGCTCTCAAATCCGCCAACGCATGACCTATAATGAGGCGGTAGAACTTTCCGAACAACTGAAAGCGCATCTCAATGATGCGTTTTCAGCATCGGAGAAGTCGCAGATAGAACACCTTTATGCCGAGGTGCTTGGAAAGCAATTCAAGCCGACCAATTGCCAAAGGTGCTACCATGATGCGCTGATACAAGTCATTCTATACCTACGAAAAGAGGGAAAGATGAAAGAAAAATGCAATTACAGCCTTCGGGCAGGCTTTATCATTCATTGCCCGACCTTCCATGATGGCAAGGTCTACACCAATGACAATCTCACCGATGCCGTGGCGGCTGAATATCTTGCAGCCTTCCCCGGTCAGCGGCCTATGTTCGCCAAGGTGGCCGAATCAGCTGCCGTGGAACCCGAAGACCCTGCAACCATCGAAATCAAGGTTAAGAAACCCAAAAACAACAAGAAGAAATGAACGTAAAAACCGCCAAAAAGCCAAGGCCGAGATTTGATACATCATACATCGCCAGATTTGGAATGCAAGCCTATGGCGAGGATAATTTGTATCCTCAGAACTTGCAGCGCATCACATCGGCATCGGGTACTGCTGTTACTTGCCTATCACGTTATGCGAAGTTCGTGGAAGGTGGCGGCATGGCTGATGGCGGTGCGGCTGTCATCAATCATCACGGGATGACGGTTGATGACCTCTTGCATGATGTGGCAAGCGATGTGGCCGAGTTCGGAGGATTCGCCCTGCACATCAATTACAATGTCTTGGGTTATCCCACCGAGATACAACACCAACCATTTGAGGCTTGCCGCCTTGCAGAGGCTGATGATTTTGGCAACGTTGCGCACATCCTTGTGCATCCCGATTGGAAAGGCGATGTGACCCGTGCAGGGAAACGGCTGCGAGTGGACGAGAAGACAATCAAACGTTTCCCGACCTTCAATCCCGACCCTGCCATTGTCATGCAGCAAATCGCATCGGTTGGCGGCATCCAAAACTATCACGGCCAAATCGCATGGTTCTCAATGGCTGGCCGATGGGTCTACCCTACACCGATTTACGATGCAGCTATCACCGAAATTTCGACCGATGAAGGCTTGGGCAACATCAAGTATAGGAATGCGAGAAACAATTTTCTAACATCGTGTATGCTCATCACGAAGAAGGGTGTGCCAAAGATAGACCCCGACAGCGGCAGGGAAATCGAAACAAGCATGATTACCGATGAGGATTTGCGTCAATTCCAAGGCGATGAGAACACATCGAAAATGTTGGTTGTCGAATTGGAGAATGACGAGGATAAACCCGAAGTGGTATCCTTCCCCGTCACCAATTACGACAAGGATTTTTCGGTTACTGATGCAAGTGTCGTGGAACGCATATACGCACAATTCCATCAAGAACTCTTCCATGCAATCCGCATCGGAAAGTTAGGCTTTTCTGGTGATGTGATGCGTGATGCCTACGATTACTATGCAGGGGAGGTGACCAACGAACAACGATTCATTCAACGTGGCTTGAAGGCCGTCACAGCCAACATGGAAGGTGCTGCCTATGATTGGCGCATCAAGCCTCTGAAATACATGAACAGCGAAATCTGATTACACATGGAACACCTAATAACAGCAGAAGAATTCAAGCAGCTGGCGAGGCCGAGCAGCATCCATCTTGACGAATCGCACATCATGGCTTATATCACCGAGGCAGAGGATGCAAGTGTAATCCCTGCCATCGGCTACGATGTCTACAAGGTCATCACGACCGAAGAGCCGATGAGCGAGCCGATGGCGAACCTTTTGAACGGCTGCGAGTTTACGGGCAGCGAGCGGCCTTGTGGTGCTGAACAGCTGATGCGCTGCAAAGGCTTAAAAGCTACGACTGCATATTATGCCTACGCAAGGATGCTGAGAGCCGATGGCGCAATTGTGAGCCGTGCAGGGTTCATGCAGCATGAAGATGAATATTCACGGCATTTTGACGATTCCAAACTCAAGCAATACAACGATGTGATGGACATTGCCGAGCGGTATCTCGCATCGTGCTTGGCATACCTCAACACCATTCAACCGACACACAAGGCCAAAGGCGGCAGGGCGAGAATTTATGCAATAGGAGATTAAGACATGGCCATAGATACAACAAGACAACTCATACAGCAGATAACGAATGCCTCCTCCGTAGGCGAGAACACGGCAACACGGGTCGGCACAGCAATGGAAGCGATGCTTAATGATGTCAAGGCGGCGGATGACAAGGCCAATGCAGCCACAAACCGCATCAGCACGACCGAGCAAGGCATTGCAAATGCAAATCAGCGGCTAACAACCGAGGAAGGTGTAAACGCAGAGCAGAGCGCACAAATTGCAGGGTTGAAACAAGACTTTCAGAACATCCGCCCCGTCACCATTGAGGGCGATGTTGTGAACAACCCCGACAACGTATTTCTCACCTCTGCCAACGATGAAATAACCCCGAAGGAGAGAACAACATCTTTGTCGGCCAAAGGCCATTATATTATGCGACCGACTGACAATTTTGCGGCCAAACTCAAGGCCAACTACATCCATGAGATTCCCTTCGATGTGAATTTGGGCGGTGCATCAGTCACCATCCATGCGAATGCTGTGTTGAAGTTCACGGGCGGCAAGATTTCGAACGGAACACTTGTTGGCAACGACACGGTCATCGACTCAAACGAATATCTGCAATGCACACTTGACGGAACATTCGTCGCAAGGGAAGGTGTCATCAAGAGTAGCAACATGGCCAATGTACTTGCGCATATCAAGACACCAAGATTCAACGTGGCCGAGGATGTGACCATCGCAAGCGGATTCGACACGCAGACCATCGCAGACACAACCATAGACGGACAAGGCCACACGTTAAACATCCCTTCGCTGTCCATAAGCACACCGTACAACGTGCGCATCGCCAATGCGAATTTTGTGCTGTCTGAATACCGCACCGTGAACGACAAATTTTCTTTCGGTATCATCGGCAACGGCAATGCAGAGATAGAAAACTCATCATTCACGGGATTGCAGGAATTTGGTGTCTATCTGCGTGGGCGAGGCGCAGCGAACGTAAAGAATTGCACATTCAGCGGCACTGGTGCAGCCTCCTCAAGGACTGGCCATCTCTGCATCTATTCGTGTCACAAGTTCGACATCAAGGAATGCTCATTCTCAGGAATGTACCGAGGTGTGACCGTGATGGGCGGCACGGATGCCGACAAGACAAGTAGTTTTACGAATTCAGCCGTCACCGACTGCGATAGAGGATTTGTCGCTTTCGGTGGCACTACACGAAATTTGACGGTTGAGAACAATGTCTTCAACGGATGCGGCATAGGCTCAAGTTATGACGGCAACATCAACATCCATCACATGGATGGCATCATCAATATCATCGACAATGTTATTCTGAATGGCGGCGGTTCTATCTTTGACCTTGATGCAAGCATCAATTCCGCACCCGACCCCGACACGAATCCTGTTGTGCTTGTCCGTGGGAATAGGGTGGAGATGAAGGGCACGACATCGGGCATATCCTTGTGGATGATTCCGAATGTTCGATTTGATGGGAACATCGTAACCAATTTTACGAGCATCGGGACACGCAACTGCAAGAAATTGGCTGTAACGAACAACATCTTAGCATTCACGACAAAGTTGTTCGACATCACATATAACGTGGCCGACACCTACGAACTAAATGTCTGCGACAATGTCTTGAAATCTGATAAACAACTTGCTTTGACCTGCAATATGGCAAAGGATGATGTAACGGTCAATGCCGAGATGCTGCGCAACACGGCAGCGGCCACAACGGGCAAACAGTTCAGATACAGCATCCAAAACAAGTCATCGGTGAGGTTGTTCAATGCCATATCTGATTGGAATCCTTATGATGTTTGGTCACCTGTGACATACCCGACCACTCTCGACCAATTCTATATCACGAATACGGCCTACCAAAAGGTCTCATTCGACTTGTCCGAGGCCGCAGGGCAGACGGCATTCACGTTCTTCGCACAGTTCGGTGTTTATGTTAACAACATTAATCAGCAGTTCGTCATCACGATGAGTGCAAATGGCCAGCCTAAACTGCAATCACTGAGTGGTCTTCAGACGGGTAGCATTCGCCTCTTCTATGAGTGGAATGCCGACACTATGATTTTGGATTTGTACATTATTATCGGTGCGCAGCACATTCTCAAAGGATGGCTGATGCTCGCCACACCGAATGCGAGCAAGAATTTCGGTGTCATCATCAGACGGGCGAGTACAACGGTGGCCGTGGCAGAGACAAAGACACGGCTCTATGCACCGCAACACATCGAAAATTTGACGGCTGCGGACATGGTGGCGGCAAATGGTGTTGACAACGGGATGATGGCCTACAACCTATCCGAGGGCCTGATAGTCAAAACGGGCAGCTATCCATATAACTATCTTGGACTCCGTGCCAACAAACTGATTGGGGCAACGGCTGACCGACCGACTGGCCTTGGCACGGCAGGGAAGGGCTATCAGTTCTTCGACACAACGTTAAGTCTGCCTATATGGTGGAATGGCTCTGCATGGATTAAGAGTGACGGAACAACAGCATAACATAAGCCTATGAAAAAATTAGAAATCAGCATCACGAAAGATGGCATTAGGGTCTTAGGTGATGGGCAAGAACTGCTCACCCCGAAGGCCATCTCCATCACGATGGATGGCGAGGAAGAGCGACCACAACCTGCTCCCGAACCCACACCCGAACCACAGCCGAAGAGCATCACCTACACCTTTGAGCAGTGGAATCCCCAAGTCACCCACACAAGGCTGACCGAGCCGAAGACCCCGTGGGCAGTCTTACATTGCCTAAGCGAGAACCAAAAATCGGTGCATCTGCCGCAGAACGTTCAGTCGGTCGGTGATATGTTGGTGCTGACCGTCAAGCCGCAATCAGCGAAATATGGCGATGCTGAAAAGGCTTATACAAGTGGTCTTGCGTACAGCCGCAGAATGTTCGGGAAAGGCCGTCTTGATGTCCGTGCCAATCTCAGCGGTGACAAGGCCGTGAAGAACTCGATATGGGTGACAACATCGGCCATGACCGACAAGGCAACGGGATTGCGTTACTTGTATGAGTGGGATTGGGTCGAATACACCCCTGCCGACACGGGCGGCAACAACACAAGCAGAGGTATGTGGATGTGGCAAGAGAATGCGCAGTCGGTCAGCGACAAGGCATTACCCTACATCTTCCCCGACAAGGGTTACAGCCTTTCGGGCGGCTGCTGGTGGTGGACGGGCAAGGCATGGATGCAGGGCAATCAATACAACATCTACCGCAATGGCAATCGGCTCAAAGGCCGTCCATCGGGCAGAACGTACTACATTACGAACCCCGAGCGAGGGAAGGAGATTGATTCTGCCGACCTTAGATGGATTCGTGACGATGGCAAAATCGGGCAAGGTTTGGACGGCAATCATTGGTTTGTAATCACCGACCGAGAGCCGCTTGGCCTTGGTGCTGACAAGAGCCAATTCCTTGACGGCAAGACCTCAATCAGCGGATGGCACATCTGGTCATTGATTGTGGACGATGATTACATCGCATACCTCTGCGACGACAAAGAGTATTGGCGCATCACGAATGACCAGCTGCATGAGTTGACCATTCAAGATGACATCACATTCAATGTGATTTTTGCCACAAATGTAATCGGCACTCCGAAAGGCAATGTCGAGATGCAAGTTGATTATGTCAAGTTCACACCAAAGGAGCAATGACTATGAACGAAATAGAACCTATCGAATGGGAGGACACGGAAATTGAAACCTAACACAAAAGAATGGATACAATATGGCTCTGCAATTGCAATGATTGCGAGTGGTGTGGTGCTGGCCTTTGTTTCCTTTTTCACAAAGGATGATGTGACCGAGGGAGTACTTTTGTACCTTGCGCAAGCCTTGACCTTCGCTGGCGGTGTCTTTGGTCTCAACATCTATTTCCGTACAAAATTAGGTGTTGCCGAGACATCGGTCAGAGAGTACATCGACCAACGCATCGCAGAGCGCACAGCAGAGCGCACAGCAGAAGAATCGGAGGAGCAGACCGCCGAGGCATAGATAATTCTCATATTTTCTACATTTGTTAAATCACGCCCCTTTGCAGCAGGGATGCACCGAAGGGGATTTTTCAACCTTTTCAAAGTCATGAGGAAAATAAACGAAATCATCGTGCATTGCACGGCCACACCCGAAGGTAGGGATGTGACCGTAGCTGAGATAGACCGATGGCACAAACAGAGAAAATTCAAATGCATCGGTTATCACTATGTCATCTATCGCGATGGCAGCATACATGGAGGAAGGCCGCTCTCGATGGTTGGTGCGCATTGCACCGGGCATAATGCAAGGTCGATAGGTGTGTGCTATGTCGGTGGCTGCGACAAGCAGATGCGCCCGAAGGACACCCGAACACCCGAACAAAAAGCCGCCCTTCTCTCGTTGCTGAAACACCTAAAAAAGCAATTCCCAACGGCCACCATTCACGGCCATCGGGATTTTGCCGCAAAGGCTTGCCCTTCGTTCGATGCCACAAACGAATATAAAAACTTGTAATCATGGCCAGATCTGCGCATTTAATCACGTTCCTTGCCGCCCTGCTGCTGTTGACCGGGTGCGCAACTAAGCGCATCACAACCACAACGGACACGGCATCCATCGCCAACAGAGCGGACACCCTGCGAGACAGCATCTTCCGCACTGATTCAATTTACGTTCTTGATTCGGTGTTCGTGATGGCGAAGAACGACACTATCATCAAAGAGCGGTGGCGCACACAAATACAATATCGTGACAGATGGCATGACCGATGGCATGAGGTGGCCACCACCGACACCATTACAAAGGTTGTCACCGAGCAGAAGGTCATCGAGAAGAAGTTAAGCAAGTGGCAGCAGCTGCAAATGTGGTGTGGGCGCATCCTGCTGCTGATTGCCGCTGGTATTGCTGCCATAATAGCTGTAAAGTTGATTAAGCATAAGTTATGATGTTTTAGTTAGTAGTTTTTGTTTCTGATGTGCCGCAGTCGAGATGATTGCGGCATATTTTGCTTTATAGGCACACACATTTAATATATTTATTTGTACAATTAGTTAATAATGGTTAATTCCAAAAACTTTTGCCATTACTATTTGTACAATTAAAAATAAAGTCTTATATTTGCATCGTGTTTGATAGACAAGCACATTTAACAATTAAACCTCAACAACAATGACAACACTTAATTACACCACATCCCACATCAATGCCAACTACCGCATCAAGGTGTTTGGCATCGTGGAAGGAAAGAAGATTAATACCCTGGTAGGTGTTAGCGGAATGCTCAAGCTGATAGGCGCAGAGCTGGCCAACAAGTTTCTGAGCCGTGCCGAGCGCAGCATGGATGACTATTGCGTATGCAAACTTCGCAGGGGCATCAAGGTAACCTTCTACTGCAAGTAATCAATCGGGCATGGTTCGCCCTGCCCACCTAACAAAAATCATTAATCCTTAAACAACATTACGAACATGACAACAGTAGCGAACAACAACGAGAACCGGGTAACCAGAACGCACAAAGGCTTTGCCTACCGCACCATCGCCAACCACATCAAGTCAACCGTTTTCGGGATTGACGAGTACGATGTAGTGGTCGATTGCAGCGAGTTCGGTGGACATATTTTTGTATCACGCAAGGATGCTGATGAGCCTTTCCAAATAGCCGATGATTTGTGTTTCATCGTGCGAGCCTACAAGGCAAGTTCGTACATCGCTTACGACAAGGAGTTGCAAAAAATCGTATTCACAATTTTCTAAAGTTTAACCGGGCAGGAGTGACCCTGCCCACAATCCCCAACCAACAATGGAAAGAATGAAGTATATCGAAGTTAAATCAGCCGGTCAGAACGACTGCATGGAATGCGTGTTCTCACTAAAGTGTATCAACCCTTGCAGATTGCCGAGTGGGTATCATTATGAAGAGAACAAGAAATGAAAACTTGCAGAACGTGCGCTTTTTGCGATTGGCACGGCCAATATTGCGCAGCTAAAGATTGTGACCTTGGAAGGTCTTACATGACAACACCGAACATTTGTACCCATTATCAACTTAAAACCAACGACAATGAATAGAATTATTATCAAAGCAGACGGAACGACCGCCAATTATTCGCCCCGTTCTGGCGGACATTACGAACTCGATGAACTGCAATCAATCGTGGGCGGTTACATCCAAATCATCAGCCTTCACGATGGGCGGCTCATGGTCATCAACGATGAAGGCAAGCTGCTTGCCCTACCGATGAATAGCCTTGCCACCGACATCGCATTAGAGCAGGGCGCAATCTTCGCAAATGATTTTATCGTGGGCGATGTACTTATTTGCAGGGAGGGCGATATACTATGATGCGAGGCGAACACAAGAAAGGTCGTAAGAATGGCTTTCATACCACAATAGGAGTGCATATCGGAATTGACACCGACCTTTACGAACGTTACAAGGCTATCCCCAACAAAACACGATTTATCAACGATGCAATTCGTGAAAAACTGCAAAGGGATTTGGCAGATTCATCAAAAACCGCTACCTTTGCAACCGTTGTTGAGGATTAATTATTAATCCTGCCCTGCTGCCTTCGGGTGGTGGGGCAATTTTTTTTGCATTTTTCTAAAAATATTTGCTTAAATATTTGGTAGTTTCAAATAAAAGCACTATCTTTGCATCAGATAATTAAAACAACAACAATTAAACCTCAACAACAATGACAACAACAATGAAATCAATCGAGAAGAAAATGGCAAATGTTCTTACCAAGGCCGCAGGAACTAAAGTAACTGCCGAGTTCGTGAATGTAAGCGGAGGCTATTTCTTCATTGAATGGGAAGGAAACGACAAGAAGGCCGAGGATGCAATTCAAAAATGTTTCAACGGGAAGGCCAAAGATTTCGATTATGATGACGAGTTTAATTTTTCTTCTTGCTACGTTGAAATCTAACAGCACATCGGGCAGGGTTCGCCCTGCCCACCATAACACAATAACACTAACAACAAAACACATACGATTATGAAAACTATTAAGCACATCATCGAAGACATTGAGTTAATGAAGGCTGGTTACGGCCATGACACCCTCACATGGGTTCTCGACGGAGAGGAGCAGTCCTGCACGGGCGAATTCTATGTGGACAAGGAAGGGATGCTGCACCACACGGCCATTGCCGCCAATGGTGATGAAGTCGAAATAACTATCAAGTACTGATCATGGACGAGCGCATCAGAATAGGGCAACGGATAGCCGAACTACGGAAAGCCGCAGGGTTAACACAAGTTCAATTAGGCCAGAAATGCGGCATCCTTGGCAACCACATCACCCGAATTGAAAAAGGCCGTTATAGTGTAGGACTTGACACATTGGCCGCCATCGCAAAAGCCTTGGGCAAGCGAATTGATTTTGTGTAAAATAACCCCTGCGTTGTGCAGGGGTTTCTTTGTGTTCTAAGCGCATCAAATATCACGGACGATAACTTGCCCATGAAAGCAAAAATAACGCAGCAGACGCAAAAAACACGACAAAATAAGTGCTTATCTGAGAAACATTCCGTATCTTTGCATCGAACATAGTAGAACATAGTACGAAATTCATTCAGTTAGTATCACGAAAGAACGGTTAATGTTCCTTGAACAGCAATGGCAGCGGCCACACCCATACCCGTGAGGGTCACCTGAATTAAATCCTTTAATATGGTTCCCGATGTCATTTGGCATCGGGGTTTTTGTTGTGCAGAACGAAATCGATTACCTTGCGGTTGGCGGCATCCACCTTCCGCAAATCTCGTTGAATGTAGATGGCCGTGGTGGTGTGCGCTGATGAGTGGCCGAGCGCAAGGGCGATGGTATCTTCTGGTATGTCCAATGAGGCCGCAATGGTTGCCCATGAATGTCTCGCCCAATAGGCCGTCAGACCGGGCATGATGTCGGATAGATTCTTGTTCAGCCGCAGGGCAAATGACCGATAGTTAGTGCAGCCATCGGAAACGTTCAGAAGGTGCTTACTACCCCGATATTTGTCGATGATGGCCTTTGCCTCCGGCTCCACCTTCACGGAGTAAAGGCGATGTGTCTTCCTTCTTGTATATTCGATGCGCCCACCCTCATCCGCATCAGCTGGCAATGTCAGAAGGTCGGCAGGGTTAATCCCGATAAGGTAAAACATCAGCTTGAACACATCGATATACTTTTGCTGCCATTCGGGAACAACAGCCGAGAACACCGAGCGCAGCGCATTCGGCTTGAGATTGCGCTTTCGGGTCGGCTGTGGGCGTATCTTGAATCTGCGGAAGGGGTATGCAGCCGTCACCCCGTCATCGATTGCCGCATTGAATGCCGCACGGATGTTGCGTAGATGGATGTTCCGTGCGTTGATAGATGGGGATGTTCTTGCCATCCATACAAAGAACTCCTCCAACCATTGGCGGTTGATATCTTCGAAGGTCAGCGAATCGGCATCCTTGTCGAACTTGCGCACAGCTACCAAGGTGGCCTTATAAATTGCCTTCGTGCGCTCGTTGTTGTGTGCTGCTGCAAATCGGCTGAAGAATTCCGTGAATGTTGCTGGCCGCTCATCGTGCGGCTCGATAATGCCGAGTATCATGTTACGCAGTTCTATGGCCGTACAATGCTTTACACAGCCTTCCATGCGTAGCTGAAGGATGGCTCTTTCGATGTCATTTAGCCGTGCGGTCAGCTGTGCATTGAGCAGATATTTATCTGCCCGTATAATAACCCTGCGCTTGGCGCTATCCCAATGATCTGGCAGCAGCGCAACATCGGCAGGGATTTGGGCGGTTCTCCCTGCATGGCTGATGGTGTATTTCAACGGGTAAGTTCCATCCTTCTTTTTCGCCCTACGGTCTAATGTCAGTTGTACGGATGCCATGTGTTTTTGCTTGCGCTAAATTTGCGCTGATTTTGCAGCGGAATGATGCAATTATCAGCCGAAAGTAACAAAATAAATCAGTCGGGGATGCAGGGCGATTGCAGAGGAAAATCTCGCAATCTCAGCGGAGAGAGGGGGATTCGAACCCCCGATACGCTTTTGACGTATACACGCTTTCCAGATGTGCAGTCGCACACAATTCCCCAACTGATTACCAACAAGTTATAAATCGCCATCAAGCGGCTTGCGCTGATTTTGCGTTTTTTCTGCAAAAATAGGGTCGTAAAACTCGCCTTCGCCCGTCAGCAGCCACCGAGGATTAACATCGTGGTCGGCCACCAAGAAGGCCAGCCATGACACATCGAACATCCCCGAATGGCCTCTTATGTCATGTTCCAACGTATAGAGATTCCTTCGGTTGATACCGTGCGCATGGCAGAAGGTTTGAGTGCCTCTTATTTTGCGCTCCTTTTTGACCCGATGCAGGGCGGCAAAGAACCGCACGATGATTAATAATGTCGTATCAGAAATTTCGCTTTTCCGTATCATTTATTTAAGTTTTCGATTATTCCTAAAAGTCGGTCAATTTGCTTATCTTTCGTTGAGAGTTGTTCAGCAAGAACGGCTACACTTTGTTGCTCGCTATTGTTTACACCACCATGCTCCGCCATCATAACATTGCCGGACACACCAGACACGGTGGTATCTCCGTAAAAGTATGTTATAGGCAAATTCATGGCCTCTGCAATTCTTTCAAGCGAGCCAGTCTTCACATCTTCTGCATTGAGAATGTTATTCAATGCTTGTGGGGAGATACCCATCTTTTCGGCCACATCATTAAGCCGATGGCTTGATAACCGAATTTTCTTTCTGATAGATTCGCCTTTCATTGTTGTTGAGGTTAATGTTAATAAAATTTAAATATTAAATCAATCGATTGATTATTCAATCATTTTGTTTATATTTGCAAAAAGATTTTTAAAACTCTTCGCAAAAATAGAAAAAAGAAATGGAAACGACAAATTTTGAACTGAATCTTTTAACCCCTGCGGAACGTGCAAGGGCAGAAAGAGATGCAAGGATTTGCGCAGATTTCAAGAACTTGCGGCCAAAGGCACGGCCTTGGAGAATCTTTCATGTATTGGCCGATAAATACGAAATCTCTGCAATGCAGGTCTACAACATCATCACAAATAACAGCCTCTACACTCCGAGAGGCTAAAGTTTAATCCTCAACAACAAACAACATGGAAAAGAAAGAATTTTATCAAGGTCTGGCCTTAATGGCTTTCGGGTGCCTTGTTTTTCTTGGCTGGCTTTGGCTTGCCGCAATCTGTGCCGGGAGATGCTAACACCGACCATCCCACAATGTGCGGATGATGGCCGCTATTCTGCCACCGAGACCGCAGCCCTGCTTGGCATCCATCGCAACACCCTTGAGCGGTATCGGAAAGCCAATCTGATAAAGGCAGGGTTCAGAAGAACAACCGCACGGAAGTTTTACTTAGGAAGTGAAATCAAAAGGCTTTGGCGAATGCTTTAGCCGAGTTAATAACAATCAAATCAACAACAAAATGGAAACCCAAGTACAAGTTATCAGTTCGGCCGATGTAATGGCCGCAATCAATGCGAGTGAAATCGACTCGCAGGTGGCTACCGCTCACCGATTCCCCCGTGATGTGGAGAAGGCATTGGCCAAAATCGAAATGCTGGCATCAGTTGACGAAGAAACTGCTGCCGATTGTTTCTACGTTCTGCGCAGAAATGGCGCAGGGGGTGAAAGCACCATTGAAGGTCTATCAATCAGAATGGCCGAAATCATTGCCTCATCATGGGGTAATCTTCGTGTGCAAGCGAGAATCATCAGTAATGATGGCCGCTACATCACCGCTCAAGGTGTATGCCATGATTTGGAATCAAACTATGCCGTATCGAAGGAGGTCAAGCGCAGGATAACCGATAGATCTGGCCGAACCTATTCGGACGATATGCAGACCGTCACGGGCAATGCCGCTTGTGCTATCGCCATGCGTAATGCCGTTCTTGCGGTCGTACCAAAGGCCGTAACGAATGCAATCGTTAAACGAGTGCGACAAAAGGCAATGGGCAAGTCGCTCGACATCGAGACATCCCGTCAGCAGATGATTATGTATTTCGCCAAGCTGGGTGTTACATCCGACCAGCTTTGCAATTACCTTGGTGTGGCCTCCGTGGATGCCATCGGGAAGGAGCAAATATTTACGATGAGGGCAACCGCACAAGCCATCAAGGAAGGAACTACGACCGTAAAAGAAACCTTCCAATTACCGCAGCAGCAGAACGCAGATGCCGCCAAGGCTCTTGAGGCTGCAAAGGCAGCGAAGGAGAAGGCCGAGAAAGCCATGAAGAAGTAACACATTTGTAGAATCCTCAACACATACACACCATGAAAGGAACTATTATCAGACCGAAAAGCCATGAGGAATGGCTTGCCCATAGAACGCAGGGCATCGGCTCATCAGAAGTCGGCACTATCTTAGGTTTAAACCCGTTTGAAACCCCGTATCAGCTGTGGCGCAGAAAGAAAGGGTTTGACCCTCCAAAGGCCGAAAACTTTGCCATGAAAGCAGGGCATTATCTTGAGGATGCCGTGAGCCGCTTTTATGCCGATGAAACCCACCGAGACATCATCAAGCGAAGTGCTGGCGATTGGATTATCTATGACCCAGCAATGCCGTATCTTCGTGTATCGCCCGACCGCCTCTTCTGGGTTGATGCCACCGCCCGTAAGAACGAGGACAACAAAGGTATCCTTGAGTGTAAGACAACACAATTAACCATTGATGCCGACAATCTGCCGTTGCATTGGTTTGCACAACTGCAATACCAATTAGGGGTTGCAGGGTATCGTGAAGGTGCGCTTGCATGGTTGACAATGGGCAGGGAATTCGGACACAAAGACATCATCTTCGATGAGCAGTTCTACACATACCTTGCCGACCAAGTAACCGAGTATTGGGAACGTTACATCGTAGGCACGGAAGAGCCGCCAGCTTACAACGTGGATGATGTGGTTGTCAAATTTGCCCGGCACACCGATGGAAAATTCATCAAGGCCAATGCCGATGTCGTTGCCGCTGCTGTGCGTCTGAAGGAGGTAAAGCAGCAGATTGCAGAACTCACACAGCAAAAGGAATCTGCCGAGGCTACAATCAAAATGGCCATCGGTGATGCCGAGGGTGTGCAGGGTGACGATGGGAAGGTAATCGCAACGTGGAAAGCAGGGAAGGACAAGGCTGTATTCGACACGAAACGATTTGCCGCTGACCACCCCGAAGAATATGCCGAGTACATCACGCAGAAAGCAGCCGCCAGAACATTCCTATTGAAATAGCATGAAACAAATAAGTGATGCCCACTATCGAATGGCGGTGGAAATCATCACCGACTTTGTTGCCGCCAATAAAACCTCTGCCAACCTCCTCACCTTCAACAAGGCGAGGAGGGCAGGGCAGATGCTTAAAGCATGGAAACGAAAGGAGGCCACCGATGGCAAGAAAGAAAGATAAACCTGCTATGATGCTTTTGGCATCCGACCGCAAGATGGTTGACCTGCTATCCGATGAGGAGGCAGGGCAACTATTCAAGGCCATCTATGCCTACTACTGCGATGGTACGGTCTTCGACACGGAATCACGGGTGCTGCAACTTGCGTTCGGGCGGCTAAAGGAAGTTATCGACAGCCACAACGAAAGCTACACCGCCCGGTGTCAGCGGAACAAGGAAATTGCCGAAGAACGTGAACGGAAAAAACGTGAGCAAAAGGATACGAACGTACACGAACGTGAACGAACGTACACGAACGTGAACGAACGTACACCTAAAGAAAAAGAAATAGAAAAAGAAATAGAAGTAGAAAAAGAAGGAGAGTGTGATAAATCACATACGCACGCACGCACGCACGAAGGACTGACGGATTTCATCGAAGAAGCCAAGACCGACCAAAGTTATATCGAAATGCTATCAATGGCACTCCATCAGCCGCCCGACCGGGTTTGTGCCCTGCTTTCCGAGTTTGCCTTGGAGTGCAGGGCAAAGGAAAAGGCGCACACAAGTCGCAGGGATTTCCGCTCACATTTTTTCGATTGGGCGAGAATACAAACCGAGAAGGCACGAAAGCCGAAAAAACAATCATCATCAGAACCAACGGATATTAACGACCTATGGAAATAAAAGAAGTTTTGAGAAGAGCATTTAAATATGGCGAGATTCACGACATTAGAAGATTGCGTTATGAGCCATACAAAATGGAGGTGGCCTTGGATGCCATCAGAATCATCGGCACCAGCATCACCCCGAAATTTGTCATTGATGGCGAAAATCAATGGGTGTTTGAGCAGCTGGTTAAATGGATGCACGGTGACGAGTCGATGATGGCCATCGACCCTGCAACGGGCGGCCAGATACAAGGGCGGATCAAAAGCGGCATCTATCTTGGCGGCAACACGGGCAGCGGCAAATCACTTGCCCTGCAAATCATGTCCATCTACCGCAACATCGACAACATACAAATCCGCATCAATGGCGAGATGTGCTGCCTCCGTTTCAAGCCGTATCGGGTGGACGAAATCTGCGACATCTATGCCAAAACGGGCGATATCTCCAAGTTTAAGAAGATGCCGATTTTGTGTGTGCAGGATTTCGGCAGCGAGGCCAAAGAAACCCTATACATGGGAAACCGCATCAACGTGATGCAGCAGATTATCGAGAGCCGTGGCGATAGGGGTGACCTTGTAACCCTGCTCTCCTCCAACCTTCCACTCACCCATCAACTGCTGATGGAAAAGTATGGCGGCAGGGTGGTCAGCAGATTAACCGAGATGTGCAACTACATCGAGTTGAAAGGTATTGACCGCAGAAAACAATTAAATCCTCAAACAGCGAAATGAAAAAGAACAAGCAAATAAAACAGCGGGTAAATATCCCCGTTCTCATGGCCACCAAGACCATGAAAGACTATCTCGCAAGCATCCCGACCGAGGAGGCCGACCAACTGAAGGCGGCGGCAGATACATTGGCCGTTGCAAGGCATTCGGGCGCAGATAAAAGGGTGGGTTACCTTCTGAGCGCATACCACCACATCACATCCATACAAGCACTATTGCAAGCGGATATCGAAATCTTGCTTGATAATTGGTCATTGTACCTCAAAGGCATCCGCCCTGCCCTAACATCGGTACAGCAGTCCAACGACAAGTTTTTTACGGCCATGCGTGGGTTGTTCGGCAACAATGACGAGGAGGCCAAGAAACGTGATGACTATTACCGCAGGGATGTTGATTCGTTGTTCGCTAAGTTCATGCGGTGGGAAGGTCTGCCGCAGACATGGAGACCTGGACAATCGCAGCGCACCGAGAATGTGAAAGCAGGGGAGGAGGAGAAGGAAGAAACCTTAATCATTGAGAACGACTATGAATGGGCGAAGGTTGGTGCAATCAACACACCCGACCCCGACACCCCGAACGAGTGTTTTTGCGTGGCGAAGATGAACGACAATGAAACGGTATCAATGAGCGAAAAGCCGTACAAGACTATCTCAGCAGCACGGGCAGCGGCCACCATCAAGGCTAAAGCCGAGCATGGCGAAACGTTCATCATCTACAAGCGCACCGACTATTGGCATTTCGTGCCGTTGGAGTATAAAACCATCGCAAATGAATCCGAAGTGTAACGGCTGTGACCAGCTACGGAAATGCGTCAACGGCTCTTACTGCACAAAAGCGGAAAGATACATCGAACACCGCACCGACCAGCCATGCGCCCCGAAAGGCCGTTTTTCTTCGCTCTCTGCGCTTATCTCACACGCAGGTGAACAACTACCCACCGAAGGCGCAAAAGGCCGTCAGAACGAAAATAACGAAAAAATAACCTCAACAACAAAACAAGATGAAACATACAATAGATGATGTCAAGAAAGTAAACCCCGAATTCCGGATGTATCACAACCGGATAGGGTTATTTAATTCTCATTTTCAGAACTTCAAGCAATTCGGAGTACCCAAGGCACAGCTCATATTAACCGACATCCCATACAATATCGGCAAGAATGCATACGGCTCAAACCCGGTATGGTATGTTGGCGGTGACAACAAGAATGGCGAAAGCGACCTTGCAGGGGAAGAATTTTTCGATACCGACAAGGATTTTCGCCCTGCCGAGTTTATGCACTTTTGCAGCCAGATGCTTAGACCCGAACCAAAGGAGAAAGGGAAAGCACCCTGCATGATTGTGTTCTGCGAGTTTGAACAACAATTCTATCTGATTGAATTGGCAAGGCGGTACGGCCTCAACAACTACATAAACCTTGTATTCCGCAAGAACTACTCCGCCCAAGTCCTAAAGGCAAATATGCGAGTTGTCGGCAACTGCGAGTATGGTCTTATCCTCTACCGTGACAAACTGCCCAAATTCAACAATCACGGCCAAATGATTTTTAACTGCTTTGATTGGTCACGGGATTTGGGTTGTCAGAAAATACATCCGACACAAAAGCCGTTGGCTCTGCTGCGGCAGCTGGTTGAACTATTCACCGACCCCGATGATGTGGTTATCGACCCGTGCGCAGGGTCGGGCAGCAGCCTTATAGCGGCAGCAGGACTAAACCGTAAGGCATACGGCTTTGAAATCAAGAAGAACATCTATTCGGATGCTTGCGACCTCATCAAGCACAACATCCAGCTTGATTTGTTCAACGAATCGCAGCAGATGGAAAGAAGACGGCAAGCGATGTACGACACCCGAACACTATTTGATGTAAACGAAACGAAGGAGGACGAGAAATGATGACGAAGTGTAAACAATGCATTTGGCGGCATCCGTGGATGCTTGGCGAACTATGGTGCGACCTTCACGGCAAGTCATGCAGCCAGATCTGCGAGTGTAGAATCAATCATCCACAAAAGAGGTATGCAGAAAAATAACTTACTTGGAATGTCAATCGTGGCATTGGTCGAGGCGGCTTTATTTGTCGCCTTGGCCATCGCCAACAACAATGCGGTAATCGGCATCATGGCTGGTGTTGTCATCGCAGAGGTTGTGAACATAATAATCAGTAGAAATGAAGAAGAATGATATTGAATGCTGCTGCAACTGCCGCAGATGGAGCAAACCGAAGTCATGGCACGTTACAATGGCATGGTGCATGAAAAGACGAATGTCTACAAAGGCCGATGCTGTATGTGGCTATTATCAGCCGTGCGACATGGAAGGAAAACGATATAACGGCATTGTGGAATAAAGCAATTCAAAAAAAAGACATTGAACATGGATAATTACGATGACGGCTACAAGCCGAGAGATTTGGAAGAGGCATTGAGCGGATGCCTTGTGATGATTGGGTTTTTCATTCTGGCCTTGCTGATTTGTGCGGCCTTAAATATGTGCAGTCATGGCTAAGAAGGAAGACATCATCATCGCAGTTGACCCCGACATTGAGCGCAACGGCCTTGCAGTCCTCAAGACTGCCGCCCATCGGGTGAGTGTGTTCGCCCTGCCGTTTGCCGAATGCCTTGAGCGTATTCTGCTTTTAGTCAAGGCGGCAAAGGATGAAGGGCAGAGTGTTCGGGTAATCGTTGAGGCCGGTTGGCTTAATTCCGCCAATTGGCATTTTCAGCGCACCGATACCCGACAAAAATGTGTGGCAATCGGTCGGTCAGTCGGCATGAACCATGAATGCGGCATCCTTCTATGTGAGATGCTGCGCTACAATGGCATTGAACCAATGGAATTTAAACCGCTTGAAAAGCATTGGCAGGGCATCGGGCGGAAAATCACGCAGGGGGAGATAACTCAGTTCATTCCCTATCTGCCGACCAGAACGAACCAAGAAGAAAGAGATGCAGCACTCATCGCATGGGTGTATGCCGGATTACCGATTAGAATTAACATGAACAAATGAAAACAATCAGACAAAGAGCAAAGAAATACTCAAATTACACCATCTGCAAGGGCAACGAAGAGGCTTTTGTAGTTGGTGCAACAAGCATCCTTGACGAACTAAAGAACGTCCTCTCCGTCAGCGAGGACAAGTATTTGAGAGAAAATATTCTGAAAATGATAAACTATCTGGAGGGAAAACAATGAACCGACAAGAGCAAATCGTTAGCTATGCCAACTCCTTCAAAGGGATAGGTGTGGAGAATGAAGAACTGAAAGAAACTATAAGAATGGCTGTCATTGACGGTGCTCTGTGGGCGGACGAGCATCCCAATGAAGGACTTGTCAACATTGACAAGGTATGCGAGTATCTCGCAAACCATATAGATAAAGGACTCGTTATCTACAACGACGATACATGGTTGAAACGAGATGAGTTTATTAAGAAATTAAAAAAAGAGATAAATAAATGACAAAAGAAGAATTGCAGAAAGTGCCCTTCCACATGGTCGCACATATAAGCACGGACAAGATGTATTTTCTAACCTACAGCAGCGATGACGGTCTGCTTGGCTACTGCGACCGCACTCCAAAACTGAAACATGGCCAATTAGGCAAGACTCTCCGTCATTGGCGCATAGGCGGCAAGGTCTACAAGAGTGACGAGAAATTCTATGAGGCACTCGCAAAATGGGGAGGATGTGAACATGAGTAAGAAATGCTTAGGAATTGGATGCCCCCTCCTTCAATGGCCTCCTTGTGAACTTGAAATCCCCTGCTGCAAGTGCAGCCTTGGAAGCTTGTGCAATTCATGGCAATCATGCCCAGCCGAGAAAGGAGGTGAGGGATGATTTACGGATATTTGAGGGTCTCGACAGATGACCAAGATGTACACTCGCAGAAGCAAGGTGTTGAGAAATTCGCCGAATCACACGGGTGGAAGATTGAGGAATACATCACCGACGAGGGTATAAGCGGAGGGAAAGACCCCGACAAGCGCAACCTCGGCCCGCTGCTGAAGAAGTTGCAGAAAGACGACATCGTGATAGCGGCAGAGATAAGCCGACTGGGGCGTGACCTCTACATGGTGATGGACATTCTGCATTTTTGTATGAAGGCAGGCTGCAAGATTTACACCGTCAAAGACAACTTCGCCCTCGACGACAACATACAGTCAAAGGTGTTGGCATTCGCTTTTGGACTCGCCGCCGAGATAGAGAGGCAGATGATACGGCAAAGGACAAGAGAAGGGCTAATGCTGAGAAAGAGATTGGGCGTTCTTTGTGGAAGGTCTCCACTTGTGCAGAAAGACGATGGCAAGTTTAAGTGTGAGCCATATAAAGAAGACATTCTTAAGGCTTTAGAGTGGGGGGCCTCAATGAGGAACATCGCCAAGAAAATAGGTGTAGACAGAAATACCATTTATCGCTCGCTTATGAGGTGGAGAGTGAAATGTGATGACAAAGGCTACGAGGATTTCATGAAGAAAGAGAAGGCCACCCGAGACAAGTGGCGGATGCAAAAAGAAATTGAGGAAGGAACGTGGTGCGTCGTGGAATTGCCGAGAGATGAGGTAATAAAGATGATTGAGCAGGACTTGACAATTCCGCAGATACACGAAAAACTTCCGCAGTTCACTTATGACCAGATATACGACACTTTTAGTTTTGACACGGAATTCAACACCTTGTACAGAAAGCATGGGCAGCTAAAGGTTAAGAAAAAGAAATACTGATGGGAGGAAATCTATACAACGAATGGCTGAGTGCTTTCGCCTCCATCGGGGTGTCTGCTATCAGCCGTGACACAGCCGCCCGAATTCTTTCCGTGGTGTATGTACACGGCAACAACGAGGCTCTTGTGTATAATACAAAGTTTCTTGCCGACATCGAGCATATCAAGAGGATGTATCACATTGATGGTGGCGAAACTCCCGACATGGAGTTGACTGTGCTCCTGCGGAAATACATCGGAGAGCTGGAGAACTATCGAGAATTTCACAATGACGATAATGATGGAAGCACGGCAGTCTTTAGAAACAAGGCTCCAGAATGGGCGAGAAAACTATTTGAGGAAAAATATGGAATCAAACTAATAAATTGAAGAAAAATGACCGTAAGAGACTTATACAACTGGTGCAAGGCATACAGATACAAGGATGCCAAGGTTTACATGGTGGGCGATTGGGAGGAAGTTGATGAAGAAGGACAACTCACCGACCTCTATGAGTTGGACGATGTGGTAACCCAAACACAGATTGTCGACATGGGCCTCGACTGGGAGGAAAATCACGAAGTGATATTGTCCTTCAAACCCAACAAGGCAGGGCCGGAAATTAACAAAAACTTTTAACTGATGAACGGAATGACAAAAATCATAGGCGCATATTACACCGATGGCATTGACATCTACAAGCACCTCAAAGATGGCCGATGGAAACGATTGAGACCGCTTGCAAGGGATTGTTTCGTGTTGACCGTGAACAGCAAACGTTACTACGGAACAAGAGCCAAAATGATTTGGTGTGCCGAGCATAAGGTCTCGCCCGATGCCGTTGACGCAAAGTTTTCCTTCAAGATGGTTGACGGCCATTCTGAAGTGATGATGTTCGCAGACAAGATGCGTGATGTGAGAATCGACTACAACGAGAAGGTAAAGGCAAGCTGGCAGGATTACGACTACATCGAACGTTTTGCCCATCTCGCCAAGGCACATCTACAAGGCGATAAAACGGCAGCATCTCAATTGTATCAGATGCTAAGTAGCGAGCGGAATGACCTTCTGGCATACGCAATGACGGCAGGGGGTGGCTGTGGTAAGCAGCGAGCCGAGGAATTGGCCGATGCTGCCATCATGCGAGTGTTTGAGCAGACCATCAGCGGCAGAAGGGCGATACCTTCACCGAGGGCATCCATGAGAACTGAAATCAGAAAGAAAATAATTTTGAAAAGAGATGAAACAAAATTCAACATTGAGATTGAGAGCGCAATTATCGATTCTGAAGGACATTGCAAAGGTGTACGGAGGTTTGACCATCGATAACATCATTCAGCAAATTGAATCACGGATAAAGGAATCTGAAAAGCGACAAGCATGAAGACATTCGGCATTACAATCATGGCCATCGTGGTGGCCGTGCAACTGATAATTTTCGGCATCCTTGCCATCGCTTGCAACAATGCTGTGTTGGGGTTCATGGTCGGCATCGCATTGCCTGAGGCATTCAGGATGCTGCCCAAGATGGAGGAGCCGGAAGAGTGATAAACAACCAAAACAATCATCCTATGAATGCAAGAGAATTCTTCGACAAGGTTGTCGAAATGCGCAATGCGCAGAAGAAGTATTTTGAGACGAGAGACAAAGATGTCTTGAGCGAAGCGAAAAGGCTTGAGAAGGAGATTGACGCAGAGATTCGGAGGGTTGAAATCGTTCTAAAGGTTAGAAAATCGGGTCTTTAACAAAGAATTTTCCATCGAATGCGTACAATATAAGCAGAATTAACTATCTTTGCACAAACGCAAATATCTTCGTTCTGACGGCTTATCTTGCCCAAGGTGGTATAACTACCCACCGAAGGCGCAAAAGGTCGTCAGAACGAAAATTCGGAGAAATTAAGATGCCGAGGAAGAGAGAATCGTTGAAGGAACACCGAGAACTGATGCAAGCGAGAAGAACGGTTGTGTCAGAACTACTCTTGAAGGGTTACCGAAGGACGAAGATAGCCGAGATAGTCAAGGAGAGATTTAACCTTGACACATATTCGCCATCGACTCTCCTGAACGACATGCATGCCATTGTAGACGAACTGAACGAAGTACGACCGAATCAGACCGAGCAATGGCTGAACATCCAACTTGGCCGTTACACGTTTCTATACAAGAAAGCCTTGGAGCAATGGGAGGAGAGTGGCGAGAAGGAATACTTTGCCGCCGCCATCAAGGCTCTTGAGCGAATCGACAAGTTGCTTGGCCTTGAGAGACTCAACGTGAATGTGGCGGCAGATTTCAAGGCCGACATCACAATCAGCCATGTGGTGTCTGGCCATGTACCGGCATCGTCAGAAGCGGAAATCAGACAATTGGAGGGAATTGCAGAATGAGCCTATTCGCAGTCAATCATGAATTGTATGAGGCGAATTCCGATGCCAATTATCGGGTGTTCGTGAACCAGGGCGGCACATCGTCCGGCAAGACCTATTGCATCATGCAGAAGTTGATCGAGATTTCCCTGCAAGAACCGAGATGCGTGATTACGGTTGCCGGACAAGACCTTCCCAACTTGAAGGTCGGTGCTTTGCGTGACACCGAGAACATCATCGACCGTTCTCCATTCCTTGCTAATTGGTTCTCCATGAACCGCAGCGAGTCATATTTCAGAGGGAAGAATGGTGCATTGATTGAATTCAAATCGTATGACTCTGCCCAAGATGCCAAGAACGGCAAGCGAGATTATCTCTTTGTCAACGAGGCGAACGGCATCACCTTTGAGGTGTATTGGCAACTCGCAATCAGAACGAGGAAGAAGATATACATCGACTACAACCCATCTGCAAGGTTCTGGGTTCATGACCAGCTTCTTGGCAAGGAAGACACCAAACTCATCATCTCAGACCACCGAGGCAACGAATTCTTGACCGAGGACGAGCATGCTAAAATCGAGGCTATCGAAGACCCCGATTGGCACATGGTCTACGCAAGAGGACTGACGGGCAAGCTTACGGGATTGGTGCTGAAGAAGTGGGATATCGTTGACAAGATGCCGGAGCCGGACACATGGCGAATGTCGGTGTACGGCCTTGATTGGGGATTCGTGAACGACCCTACGGCTCTTGAGCATCTGGTCTTGGCTCATGGCGAATTGTGGGTCGATGAACACATCTACATGACGGGATTGACGAACCCCGAAATCGCAGCGAAGATGAGTCACCTGAATCGGAATGATTTGGTTGTGGCCGACTCTGCTGAAGAGAAATCAATCGCAGAACTGCGGAACATGGGATTGTGGGTGATTCCCTGCACCAAGGGGAAGGACAGCATCATCAACGGCCTTGACATCCTCAACCGATACCAACTGCATTTCACTCGCAGAAGCAAGGGAATCATCGAGGAAGCGAAGAAATACAAGTGGGCAACGGATAGGGATGGCAATCCCACCAACACACCCATCGACAAGTTCAATCATGCCATCGACGCCATTCGCTACGCAGCATCGGCCAAGTTAGCGACCAGAAGGCAAGGTGGCGCAAAAGCAAAATCCTTATCACTATGATGCCGAGAGACACAACATTCCGATATTGGCTTGTCTGCGCTTCCGTGAGCGGATGGAAGATGCAAGATGGCGAGTACACACGACCATCCTTCGTGGGCGAGGTGGAGACACCAGAAAATCTCGACTCGCTGACATTCGGCAATCTCATCAAGCTGTCGAGGCTGAAGGACGGCAGCAGCATCTTCTACGATGTGTGCAAGATAGTCCTTGACCTTGACAAGGCAGCTGTGGACAAGGCAAGGGCAATCGATGTGGTGTCCTTCGTAGGATGGGTGACGGGTGAGGTGAACCGCATCAACAAGCTGTTCTCCCGACTCTCCGAGAAGCCTACCGACAACGAGAGGAAAGCAGGGATTGACAAGCTGAACTTTGGCTTATTCGGGATGGTCGATAGGTACGCAAGGCGAATGCACATTCAGAATCATGACGATGTTCTCAATGTCTCATGGTCGAGGGTGTTCAGGTGTCTTGAGATGGACAAGGAAGAATCGAGTTTTCAGAAACGTTATACGGAGGTAATTGAACATGAGTATCGAAGAAAAAATAGCAGCCATCGCAGCCGGTGACGAATTCGCTCAATACACATACATCTTCGACAATCTCTATCGGATAGATGAGCGAGTGAACACATCCGTTCTACCCGCTCTGCTCTGCACATTGCCGAGGGATGGAGTAATTGAGATTCGCAACGGCAGAGTCTACGACACCGAGACAATCAAACTTGGATTCGTGGACATCATTCCGCACGATGCCAATGGCGAGGACAATGCCGAGGTGTACAACCGTATGAAGGCATTGGGGATTCAGTTCATCATGGCCATGCGGAAGAGTGGGATGTTCGGCCAAGTGACCACCCTTGGTTACACGGTGGAGGTGGCGCAGTTCAGCAACATCGTGACGGGTGTCTTCTTCGACATCCAAGTACAAGACATCGGGAGGTGTGACTGATGGCAGATGTTGGCTACATCAAGTTTGATGTCAGCGGTGCAAGGGCAATCCTGATTCAGGAACTGACGGAACTGCAAGCAAAGATTGCCGACAACATGCGCAATGCTGGCGAAGTGGCATCGGGAAAGACTATCGCATCCATGCATGTCGTGCATGACGAGCAGCAAGCTTCCCTTCTTGGCCGAGTGGCATTCGGTGCTTTGGAGACGGGCAGGAGACCGGGCAACGTGCCGAAGAATTTCTACACCATCATCCGAAAATGGATGCGAGACAAAGGTCTCCATGGAGAGCCGAAGCCTTATGTCAGACAAGGCAACCACAAGTATACACCGCAAGAACGAGGTGACCGGCATATGGCATGGGGAATCGTCTTCAAGACGAAGAAGGAGGGCAGCAAGCTTTTCCGTGACAAGGGAAGGGATGACATCTACTCCAACGAGATACCCATCACATTGCAGCGCATCGGTGACCGGCTCTTCAAGATGGTCACGATGGAAGTTCAGAGCATAAAAATAAACAAGACACCTAAATTCGGAGGCTAACATGAGAACAATCACCGACCAGACATCCGGCATCACTATCAACTACCCCGATTCGCTTGCCTTCGCCTTCAACCCATTTCTCGTTGAGGGCATCGGCATTGATACAATGTCGGTGGCCATCGTGATAGACGGGCAGATAAAATACATCGTTGATGTGCAGCCGTTCGGAAGTAGCGGCTATGCAGACCTTCAAGAGTACTTGCAAGGTCTATTCACGGACATCGGCAACGACATCGACTACACCGAGGCGATGAGCGAAAGCGCACATGGCATGAACGTGACCATCAGCATCACGGCCACATCGGGCGAAAATGAATTCGGAACATCGTTCACATCGTATGTTGTTTGGGGCGCAGTCAAACCCGATGGCAGGGATGATTTTAGGCGAATCCGTCATCTGATGTGGTTCAAGAACTATCCCTTTGCCTTCTCGCTTTACTGCGAGGCCGACACGGCCATATTGTTCGGCAATGGTGCTGCACCTTCATCCGCACAAGAAATCAACGAGGAGGGCATTTATAACTTTGCCGCATCCAACTTGGGGGATGCAAAGTATTCCATCATCTACGAATATGCAGGGCAATTGCAGCAAGCCACCTTCGACAACACCTTCGACCTCACCTTCTACCTTGCGCAGAACGTTGAGCAGCGGCCACTACTCCGTATCGATGCGGATGACTGCGCAGATGAAGGGATATACCTTCGGTGGGTTGACCGACACGGATACATCACCCATTGGCTCTTCAAGGTGGGCGATGAGCAGCGGCAGATTGCAGCCGTTCGGGAATTCAGCCGCAACGCATACACCAATTACGACACGCACTACGGATGGCGGCGAGGCAGCGGCAGACGGCAATCAATGTCACGCAACGACATCGTACCTTTGTGCGCTCCGCTCGTTACAAAAGAGCAATTCGACTACTTACAAGATGTCGCCTCTTCGCCCATCGTGGAGATGTATGCAGGGAAGGATGGGAACGACAACGACCGATGGGTGGGTGTGGGTGTGCAAGCAGCTACATACACCAAGAATCGTGACGAACTGCAAGATTTTGTGTTCAATCTGATAACTCCCGAAACACCCATTCAGAGCCTATGAACTACGAACAACTATACATCGATGATGTGCTGATGGACACGGACGAGAAGACAAATATCTTACTTGAATTGAAGTCCAACCTTTTTGCCGACATCAGCAAAATGGTATCGAACCACACCTACACCGTAAAGCTGCCGAAGACGGTTCACAACATGACGGTGCTTGGCCATGCCGATAGACCGGCAAACACATCCGTATGGCCTTACACCTTCCATTCTGCTCGATTCTTCCGCAATGGGGTTGAACTCATCAAGGATGGTCGGGCGGCTCTGCTGAGTGCAGCCGATGACCTTGAGATTGCCATCGTGTGGGGATTGGCATCGCCATTTGAAAAACTGAAGGGAGACATCCGCTTGAACCAGCTTGGCGGTGGCGAGTCGATTCCCTGGTCAACGGTCAACACCCCCGACACACCATCGGCATTCTTCGCCCGTGGATACGGGTATGTAGGTTACACTCCGTGGATTAACGACAAGACCGATGAGGGGTGGAAGGGAATGGATGTGACGCATACACAAGACACCGTGACCACCTACCATGTGAATCAAGGCTACACAATCGACACGGGCGAGAAGGTGGGGGACATCGTGAATCTCAACCCTGAGGCCAATGCCGGATGGGGTTACCTTGTGCTGCCATTCCGGCTGACCACCTTCGTCATCATGAATCATGTCGTAGGCGGTGACGGCAACAATCGGCTGTGGTCGATTCTCGATGCCTATGACCGGGTTTTACAAATCTCTTCCGCATCGACCAGCTTGCAGTCTACCCTTCTTGCCGCACCGGCCAACGCAGCGAAATTGGTCATCAACATCAATGTGGTGGCATCGCAGCAAGATTATGTGACCATGCATCGCTCAGTTGATGACATGACACCAGCCTCATTTGGTGGGCAAGCAGGGACATCTGGCGTCAAGTACATCCATCCTTCGGTGTCGGCCAAGTTCGTCATTGACAAGATAGCCTCAAAGCTGGGTGTTACTTGCCAATGGTCGGGAGACGAAGAAACCTTCATCAATTCTCTCGCCATTCCGCTCATCAAGAAGAAGGCCAACTCTTCATCGGAAGCATTGTCGGCCAACGCAGTCATCAACCCTGCCACCGACATGGGCGGTCTGACGATGCAAGTGGTGGGTAGCAACGACATCTTCGTGGAGACTCCCGACACAACCGTGAACCAACTGACGGTTGCAAGAGATTGCGGTGTCTCGCTCGATGTGCAAGCAACGTGGTCGTGGGATGCAAGTGATGCGGTGTCGCATTCTTCAACTGAGGCGAAGTATGGCGGCTCATCACGCACGATGTATCAGTTCATCTACTTTGCCAACTACATCGAGATGACGATTACACGCATCAACGGAGATGACGAGGTGTACATCATCGGTCGGCAAAGCGCACCTTCAGCGCACCAAGTCGACCAATATTCCGAACTACTCAACAACCGATTCCAGCACACCATTGCCGGTTACGGTCACATCGACCTCCATGCAGGTGACAAGATTGAATTTGAACTGAAGAACAAGAACGGCAAACTGCAAGACATGAGGCTGTCAGACGGCCAGATAAATGCAATCGTGGATAGTTCTGACGATGTTCTCAAGGGCAACAACTTTCCCATCGTGGACAATCTTCCCGACATCAAGGTGGCCGATTTCGTCAAGTTCTTGTCGGCTATCACGGGAACATGGCCATTGCAGAAAGCCGATGGCGATACCATCACATTCGTTCCGATTGCCACCTTGTGGGCGAACATTCCTAATGCCGTTGATTGGACACGCAAGGTCATCCCTGCTCATGGTAACGACAAGCCGAAGGAACTCGACTACAAGATGGATGGCTGGGCACAGCAAAATTGGTATCGGTGGGCAGACGATGACACCGTAATCGGTGACTACGATGGCCACATCGACATCGATGACGAGACCTTGGATAAGTCGAGAGACATCTTCGTCTTTCCATTTGCCGCCACCGATGGGCGCAACATACCGACATACACACGACCGATTGCATCTGGCACATTTGGCGGCAGCAACGTGATGTCAGAGGCCACCACCGAGGAGCCGGATTACAACGAATGCAAACCGAGGATTGCGGCTGTCCGGGCAGATGCCAACGGCAAGGCAGAACTGTTCTTTGACATCAATATGCAGACGATTCTCGCAGAGAAATATTCGCACATGACATCGGCGATGCAAGATGTCAGAATCATCAAGGATGATGTGCGGCTGTCGAACATCGAGATATTGAACTTTGATGAGCGCACACCCGTCTATCTTGCACAACACGCATCATATTTTGCAGTCTTGGAAATCAAGGCGGCAGCCAACGGCAGCGCAGAAGTAACCATGCTTAAAATCAAATAGGGAGGACAACACACATGGCAGAATCGAAAGAGACTCACATTCTCGACATTCAGGTTAGTTACGACCAAGCCTTGGAGGGTATCGCAAAGTATCGAAAGGAACTCAAAGCCTTGCAAGATAGAGAGGAGGAACTTGCCAAGGAAGAGAAGGCCGGTCTTCTCACCGACAAGGAGAAGCAGAAGGAACTTGAATTCACACGGACAGCAGTCAAGCAATACAAGGAAGACATCAGAACACTCCAGAAGGAAGTTCAGAACAACATCCGCATGGAGAAGCAGCAAGAAGGAAGCCTCAAGCAACTCCGTGCAGAACTGAGCAATCTGACAAAGAAGTATGACGAACTGCCAAGGAAGGAGAGAGAGGCGGCAAAAGGCCAAGAACTGCAAAAGCACATCAAGAGCATCACGGCAGAACTGAAAGGCGCAGAGGCCGAGACGGAACGTTTCTATCGGAATGTAGGTAATTATCAAAACTCCATCGCAGCAGCACTCACGGGCAACAGCAAATTTGCCTCCTCTCTGCTTGGCATGACCCAAGGCGGCGAGGGATTCAAAGGCATGATGCAGGGAATGATTGGGTCGGTCAAGTCCTTCGGCGCGGCTCTGATGGGTCTTGCCGCAAATCCCGTAGTGCTTGCCATTGCCGGAATTGCTGGCGCCGGAGCAGCCTTCAAATGGTTCTATGATTACAACCAGGGCATTGCCGAGGCTACCCGTCTGACGAAGGAATTCATGGGCATCGAGGGCGATGCGCTGGTGTCCGTGCGCAACAGCATCCAAGCCACCGCAGACACCTTCGGCAAGGACTACAAGGAGGTGTTATCGACCGTTGATGCGCTGATGGCTCAGTACGGCATATCAGCCGAGGAGGCCATCAAGGTCGTTAATGATGGCTTTGTTGCTGG